TTGTGAAGACCTAGCTTGAGGCGCAGAAGTACCAGAACGCATCATCTTAGGGGCAGACTGGAGTTTTTTATTCAACTCTGGTTTGCTCTTTTGAAGTTGCTCATACTTCATTGCCTTATACAAGGTCTGCACAGCACGACTGTCATACACGGAACTAAGTTCTTGGTCAGTCCATCCAACAGATTTCGCATAGTCACGGATTTGCTTCCGTACCGCATCACCCTGTGGTGTCGCTAACTCAGGAATCAGAGTAACTAGCTTTTCAGATTCTGTTCGTAAGTGCGCTTGCAGTTGGGATTGTTGCTCTGCTTGTTGCTGTTGGGCAATGCGTTGCTGTTCATTCCTCACTACTGCTAACTGCTTCTCACGCTGGCTCTGTTCAGCTACCGCTACCGCATAACCGATAGGGTCTGTATCCTTCAAAACTTCTAAGTCCACACTCTGATGTTGCTGCGTAAGGAAGCTATCCAACGCTTGCAACTTCTGAGCGTATGCCTGTCGCTCTTGTTTAACATACTCTAAGTGACTACGTTCAGCTTCAATTGCTTTACGTTGTTCAGCTAGAGCCTGAGACTTTTTAGTGTAGTCCGTACCTTGTTGATAGCCCTTGATAAGTTCGTCTAGTTCTACTTCGACTTCCTCACCAGATGCCTTGACTTTATATCTTGGCTTTGGCTCGTCAGATTCCTCTGCGTACTCAACTTCATCAGTCTCTTGCTGGTACTCTGGTTGACCTTCGGTTTGGCCTTGTTCGGCTTCCTCAGATTCACCCATCATGCCTTCAAATGCTGAAGCAGCTTGGTTTACATCTAGGCTTTCACTCCCTTGAGGGTTGGTGTTTTCCATTTGTCATCTCAATAATCGCCAGAAACCTTCTGGACGGAGGTGTAGCTTTTAGGCTACAGAATTTTCCACTTCTTCTCCCTAATCACAGTTTCCGAGGCTAAACCTTCTAGGTGTCCTGTAATTAGTTCTAAAGTCTTTATGTGCCGATAAGCGTCTTCACGCCTATCACATTCTTCTGCACTTGTGTTAATTATCACACTAATCTGTTCGTTTTTCAAGTTATTTAATACTTCTTTGAAAAAGTCATCATTTAGTAAGTTTTTAGCCCATTGAGCCAAGATGTGTTTGTCGTTATTCTGCAAGGATAGCCCTGTTTATAGTGAAGTCAGGATTTGGTTTACCACCACCGCCAACAGGAGTAAACAAGTTAAAGTAACTGTTACCCCTAGCAGTACCCAAATCATTTATTGGGTTGTATGTAGAAGTTCCACCGCTAGTCATAGAGTTAATTGTGGCAATAGCTTCTTGGTCACCAAGTTCAGCTAATACTCTTAAAGTATTTGCATCCATGCTGTCATAGGCAGCCCCTGCCCTTCTTCTGCTTGCGTCAGCAGTTCCAGCTAGGTTAGCAGCACCTAGTAAGCCATACTCAGAAACAGAGCCTTCTGGTGCGTTTAGCAAGCCATTAACAATGTCTCCTAGTGTGTAACCAGTTAGATTACCTGCAATGCTGTTAACAAGGCTCAATGTTGGGTTTGTCAGCCCAAGCAAAGCGTTAACTGTCATTGGCGTATTGTCTGTAGCTAAACCAAGACCTGCTGCTAAGACGTTCCCTGCTGGCCCTGCTGCCAACATTGCTATCTTTGACCCCAAGTTAATAACATCTTGCTCTGTACGAATATCAGCAGCAGAACCAATTAGGTTTAGCGCAATAGCTGTTTTAACTAGGTCTGAATCACCTGCTAAAGCAGCTATCGGTGCTATTGTCCCTGCAACATTAGCTACGTCTGTTCCTGTGACATTAGTCCCAAATAAGCCTCTATTCGTTGTGTCTGTGGTTATGCCTGTAGTACCAGTATTGGTAAAGTCATTGTTATAAACAAGCGTACCTGATAAGTCTCTACCACCACCCAAACCTGTGTTTGCGGTTTCTGTTCCTAGATTTATTACGCCAGAATCTAGGCTTGCTGCTGCATCAGGATTCTTAATGCTAGTTGCACCTAAGTTGATAGATGGAGGCAAAGACCTTGGTTGTGCCTGTAGCAACGAGCCATAAGCAATTCTTGGTTGGTCAGGAACTAAAGCACCCATTGAGTCTAGTAATGACCTTGTGGGTGCAAACTGAGTCTGTGGACGATACTGGCTCTGGATGCCAGAAACAATGTCCTCATAAGTAGCACTCTGAGGATTGTTTCCACCAACTAAACTAACCAGTTCTTGATAGTTCATGGTTATTTACCAATCATGCTTAACACGTTGTTCAATGATGGAGAACCACCACTAGGTGCAGCAGTTGGGAACATACCTGCTATTTGTGGACGAGATGTAATGTAAGCAATATCAGCAGGAGATGCGCCATAGTTACGCAAGTCAGTAGTTGTTAAGCCTTTTAACAAATTAGCAACATCACCATAATTACCAGAAGATTCTGCTAATTTCCAAGCATCCATCAATCCAGTAGGCGCAGCAACTGTAGATGCTGGTCTAACTGTTGGGTCAGTAATGGCTGGATTAATCATATTTGGATTAACAACAGCAGAACCGCCTTGAATCATGTTAATGATGCTAGATGTAGATGGTCTGTTAGCAACCATTTCACCAGCTAAACGCTTAGATTCTGCAAATGATGGGAATAACTCACGCAGTTGACCAGCAGTTATATTGGGTTGGTTAATCTTAGCAGGGTCAAATGTTACAGTCGCTGTCGGTGTTAATGTTGTTGGAGTTATAGTAGTTTTAGGAACTACTGTTGTAGGAATAACTGTTGTAGGGACTGTTCCAGTAACTGTTCCAGTTCCAGTAGGAGTTACATATTGGCTAAAAATGTCGGTAATTGCTGTATTACCTGTACCACCAACATTGCCAGTTTTAGCAGCATTGTATCTACCAGCTACGCTTTCGTAACTAACACCAGTAGCACGAGCAACGTCATTAGGGCTAATGCCCAATCTATCCATCTCAGCAGCTAACTGAATATCATTTAGACCACGATTTGCATTAACAAAATCAAAAATGTTTTGGTCAATCTGTGCTTGGGTCATGTTGTTGTTTAGACCATAAGTCAAACCAACAGATGCAGGGATGTTTGCAGGTGCAACATAGCCACCTGTGCCTTCGTCAGCTACGTTATAGCGAGTCTGAACACCAGCCAAAGGAACACCAGTAGCTTTAGCTACGTCTTCTGCGCTTACTCCAAGCCTATCCATCTCTGCTCGTAGCTGAACATCGTTAGAGCCACGATTCGCATTTACATAATCAAAGATGTTTTGATAATACTGGTCTTGGCTAATGCCGTTTGCCAATGCCCAATCTAATGCTGCTGATGCCATGATTAACCCCTAATCTCTACGTTAGATGTAATGCCAGCACCAATCTTCATTGCTTTCAATTGTGCTTCTGCTTCAAACTCTTGTTGCTTCATAGCAAAGTAAGCCTGTTGTTTCTCACGCTCTAGTTGCAACTTAGCAGCTTCTTTCTCACGCATCATCTGCATTTCAACAGCAGCCTTCTGTTGCGCCATCTCTGTATCAATCTGCATCTGTTGTTGTTTCAACTGAATGTCAGCTTGTGCTTTAGCTTGGTTAGCCTGTATCTCAGCTTGTGTTCGAGCCATGATTGCTTGCACTTCTGGAGGCATCTGCTGTTGTTGTGGAGGAGGATTGCTCAACGCTTGGTCTTGCTCTGGCGTAATAGGCTTGTAGAACTCAGCACTATCTTTGAAGCCAGCAATCTCAACCATGCGTCCCAATGTGCCACGATATTGTGCAGGTGAAACGTAAGGATTAGCAGGGCCGTACTGAGCAATCAACTGCTCTTGTTTAGCAAGAACCATTGACAACATAGCCATCTGCTCTTGGCGGTTTCCAGCACCCAAACCAACATTGATAGAAACATCGTATTGGTTAGCCCATGTTCTAGGGTCAAACTCTACGAATTCACCACGCATACGCACCATACGAGCCTTGTCCTGATACTTACAGAGCAAGTGCAAGATGCCTTGGAACAAAGACTTAACGCCTGTCTCAGCAAAGATTCGAGCCATCAGTTCAATCTTACCTGCACCAGCTTGTTGCATAGAAGCTACCGCAGCAGCAGTCACATTCTGCAAGATAGCAGGGTCTAAACCTTGTGAAGCATCGCTAACACCAGTACGCTTAGACTGTACTGTGTCTAGATACTGAAGCATTGGGAAAGCCTGATTAGCCACGTTCTGAACAACTAACTGTTGAACAGCACCTTGTGACTTGGCACGAATAACACCACCAGCAGTAGAAGTCAGCAAGTCATCTAGGTTTACTTGACCTTCAACCGCAACCACACGAGCATTGTTTGTCAGATATAAGTTATCCAACATCTGACGAGTGATAGTAGTCTTGATTAACTGTAGGTCAACTGTTCTGTCAGCCAACGAGTTACCAAAGAACTTGTGTGGAATTGGAATAGGACAGATTGAGTGGAAAGGAACGTAGTCCACTTCCTCAACCATCTCCTTACCACCTTCATCTTGCAGAATCTCATTAGAAGCGTAAAAGACTTGAGTAAGAGCAGCAATGCCCTTTCCATTCATATCAGTTTTGACATAACACTCAAAGACCTCAATCTCTTGCATTGATGGGTCATCAGTCTGAGTTTGGTAAGGTTGCTCACCTGCTGCGTAACGAGCCACACGCTCTGGTGTGTATGCCAAAGCATCACCCATCTGCAAACTCTCTACCTGTTTCTTATTGAAACCCATAGCAACCAAGTCACTACGAGTCAACATCTGCCTGTGGGCTACAAAAGGTGAGTCAGCAATAGTTCTAGCCTTCTTGCTAATCAGGAATTCTTCGGGAGGAACATTCTCAATCGTTACCTTGCCTGATTTCTTCTTTTGTTGCACCACAACATTGTGTGTCGCACCCATCACAGGCATACCCATAGGGTCTATAACTGGCTGTCCCATCGGGTCAAATATTGGAAACTCTGTCGTATCTTGCTCGACAATCTCCATAGTCTCATCACTCATCAGCATTGCTAACTCATCGTTAGACAAGTCAAAGTAACGCTCTTTAGTAATGTCTTCTTTGTCTTCCCAATACGCTTTAACAATGCCGTTCTTCTGCATCAAGGCATCTTTGAACCAATCATGCAGAATAGCTACACCAGCGTTATCACGATTGAATACCCAATTACAGTAGTCTGTGGCCTGTTTTGCCGAGGCTTCATCTTTCGGGCCTTGTGGCTCAAAGACTACGATATTGTCTGAGCCTGTAAAGATACGAACTAAGCTAGGTAGCGCACCATCTATCGCTTCTGCCACTTCTCCAGTAACGATTTGAGACTTACCCTCAACTTCATTACCATATGGCTGTCGTAGATAAGCCTCCAAAGCCTGTTTGCGTTGTTCAACAGTTTCGCTTTCAATAAATCCAATTGCATCATCAATCTCTGCTTGGATTATCGACATTAACTCGTTCTGTGCCATGCTTGTCCTTTGGAGGGCGTCCCATTCTGGGTTTGTCCAATTGTAACTCTTTTACCATATTTTCAAGCATTTCGATACGCTTTTCAAGTTCTTTTACTTTAGGTGCTAAATTTACACCCTGCATTTGTACATACATCAGACAATCCATTTCGGAGTTTGGTTAATCGGCTTAGACCACGTTGAATGTCCTTCATCCAATCCAAGGGCTAAGTAACGGAAAGAGTCAGAGCCATGACTTGACCAATCATGTAGTGGTCTTTCAAAGAATATCTTACGCTTCTCATCGTAGTCTCTGCGATAGTTTCTCAGGCAGTTCAGTCCTGTCTGCACTTTAGGAACATTAAACCAACACCTTGGCAAGAGTCGCCTTACCGCTTGGATGCCATCATCTAGTCCCATTCTGGGAGCAATCTTGACTTCTAAGCCAGCTTCTTCAAGCATTTCCATTCGGCTCTTACCTGTGCCAAGTTCCCTGACCCTAACGTCATGGGGCAGAATATGCTCTGCTTTGAGATAGTCATTGTCCTTAATCCACTTAACGTAATGGTCTAGTCCTACCCCATGATTCTCGTAATAGTCGATTAGGCGCACCTCAGTACCCACTAACTGAGCCACCCAGATAGACGTAGAGTCACCCATTCCCAAGTCCCAAGCAGTAAATGTTCTGCTTAGTTCCTCTCTGGGAATCTCTTGCATGTGCTTCTTGTCTTCCAGTTCATTGAGGATAGTTCCGTAGTAAGAGCCTTCTACAGCAGCATCAAAGCTACACTCAAACTCTTGGCGGTACTTATCCTCACCCATCTCATTACGAGCAGCCTTTAGTTCTACCTCATCCACTACCCCTGTCTCTGAGGCTTTGAACTCTAGCAAACCCCACCCATCCTCTTTTTCTGCCCTGTCTCGCAACTCTTTGAAGTGGTTGTGTCCCTTTGGTGTACCAATGAATAAACACCAGCCTTTTCTATCTGTCAGGGCAGGTCTAACAATGTCTGTCCATATCTTAGGATTCTGGTCACCCACCTCATCAATGATTACCCCATCAAAATATTGACCTCGCAGGGAATCAGGATTGTCTGAGCCATATAACTGGATGCGCCTACCCCAGAAGTCAACTCGTAACTCTGAGATGTTGTTAGTACCGCCTAGCGGAGTAGTGTATTTAACGAGATAGTCCCAAGCTACACGCTTTGCTTGTCCATAAGTAGGCGCAATGTAAGCGTATCTAGGTGTTTCTTTCTCGTTTAGCACCGCCTCACGTATTAAGTGGTTAAGTGCTGCAACAGTCTTACCAAACCTTCGATGTGCTACTACTACTGCAAAGCGTTTGCCTTCCAGTAACTCGTGAACCTTTAGTTGGTGTTCCCTTGGCTTATAGGGAATTTCGATTACTTCGCCCATGTAACGATGTGCTGAAGTGGTTGGTCAGAGTCGCCACTTATGGTAACTGAAGCCATATCAGGCATTGATTTACGCAATAGTATCTCAATAGCCTTCATCCTTGTAGGACTTAACTCCTCAGTTTCACCAAGTGCATGATTTTGCAAAACATTTAGTAATTGACTTACTTGAATCTTTTTGCGTACATCTTCCTGATGAAGTT